GGCCAGGGGAGGTTTATTTTTACTGTGCCCCGACATATCGGATGGCAAAAGACATTGCGTGGAAGGAATTAAAGAAATTAGTACCAAAAGTATGGGTTGCGGCTAAAAATGAGACAGATTTGAGACTAGATTTGATTAATGGGTCAAGTATTGAGTTGAAGGGAACAGAAAATGCGATGGCATTGAGGGGTAGAAGTTTAGCTGGTGTTGTTTTAGATGAAGCTGCATTTATGGATAAGGACGTTTGGGCTGAAGTTATAAGACCTGCGTTGGCTGATAAACAAGGTTGGGCATTATTTATTAGCACACCAGATGGAACTGCCAGTTGGTTTTACGATATGTGGTGTTTTTGCGGAGAAACTGATCGAGATGATTGGGTTCGATGGAGTTTTACAACAATTCAGGGGGGTAATGTTGCAGAAGAAGAGGTTGAAGCTGCCAGATCGCAATTAGATGAGAGAACATTTAGGCAAGAATTTGAAGCTAGTTTTGAAAATCTTACTGGTTTAGTTGCTGTTAGCTTTGATGATGAGAATATTGATAAGGAAGTTCAGGATTTACATTTAATGCCATTACTGATTGGATTAGATTTTAACGTAGATCCGATGGCAGGAATTTGTGCAGTAAAGCATAATGACTGTCTTTATGTATTTGATGAGATTATGTTGACGGGAGGGGCTACAACCTGGGATTTTGCAGAAGAGGTCACACGAAGGTATGGAGTAGATCGAAGAGTAATTGCTTGTCCTGACCCTACTGGTAATGCAAGAAAAACAAGTGGGGTAGGTGTTACAGACCATACAATTCTAAGAAGGAATGGATTTACAGTAATGAGTCCAAAGTCCCCCTGGAAGATTCGAGACAAAATAACTTCTGTTAATACTGCTTTATTAGATGCGAATGGAAACAGACGAACTTTTATTCATCCTCGATGTAAAGAATTAATAAAAGCATTAAGAACTTTAACTTACGCTCCAAATACAGGTTTACCTAATAAAAATTTGGGTGTAGACCATGCTTTTGATGCTTTTGGTTATCTTTGTCTACAACAATTTAATCTTGCAAAACCAGAGACACTCGGACAAACTTCGTTTAGAATATACTAAGAGACACTTTTTATTATGGCTTACGGTTCAATGAAACCTAAAGGTAAGAAGAAAAAGAAAAAGGGAGGTAAGAAACGTGGCGAATGTACCTGTAAATAAAACTTTATACTCTAGAGTAAAGTCAGAAGCAAAACGTAAGTTTGCTGTCTATCCTTCTGCCTACGCTAATGCTTGGTTAGTCCGAGAGTATAAAAAGCGTGGCGGAACTTATAGAGTGGAGAAAAAACGTGGCAAGAAGTAGTGGTGGTTTAACCCGTTGGTTTAAGGAAAATTGGGTTGATGTCAAAACTGGTAAACCTTGTGGTCGTTCAAAAGGTGAAGACAGAGCTTATCCTGCCTGTAGACCCAAGAAACGTGTATCAAGTAAGACACCTAAGACTGTAGGGGAGATGACGAAAAGTGAGAAAGAAAGGTTTAAACGTGAAAAAACTGGTAAAAAGAAGATAACCTATCAACATAGGCGTAAAAAAACTACTAAAAAAAAGAAATGATTGAGATTACTGATGAAATGCTTGATGCTATTGAAGCAGTCAAAGGCAAACGCAATCCTGCATTATGGGATAACAGATGTCAACAATATTTGCTAAATAGCAAGAAAGGTACTGTAAAAAAGTCAACAACAAGTTAAACTATCTATAAATACTCTTTTTTCATTGAATCATGGCATTTTTTCGTGGCGAAGAAGGTTCTGTTAAATTCAAAAACGGAACTGGAACTACTGAAGCAATAACTTCAACTACAGCTTGGACACTTGATACAACAAAGGACACTTTGGAATGTACTGCACATGGTGATACTTTTAGAAAGTATGTAGGAAGTCTAATGTCTGGTTCTGGTACTGTTGATCTTTTATATACAGCAGCTAGTGGAGATGAAACAGCAAATTTACTTGCTGATGTTTTAACAGCAGAAGATCCAGCCGATGCACAATTTGAATTATTTTTAGATACTTCTGGAACAAAAAAAGTAAGTTTTAACGGAATTGTTACAGGAACAACTTTATCTTCAACTGTTGGAGATATTTCTACAGTTTCAGTTAGTTTCCAAACATCAGGAACTATTACTAACGCTGCATAATGCCTAAAGGATCTTATTCACCCAAGCAACGCAAACTTGCTGCTGTTGCTGCACCACGAGATAAGATTACTGCTGCTGATTTAAAAAAGCTAAACGCTAAAAAGAAAAAAAGGAAAAAGAAATGAAAGTAAAAAAAGAACTTACAGCTAGGCAAAAGACTGCTTTAGCAAATCATAAGAAGAAAGGTACTCATACTGCACAGCACATGGCAGTCATGAAGAAAGAGATGTTAAGTGGAAAAACATTTATGGAAGCACATAGAATAGCCATGAAGAAAAAAGGAAAGTAATGCCACGCAAAAAAGGAGTCAGTTTATCAGTTGGGAGAGGCGAAAAGTCTAAGAAAGGTGGGCTGACTGCTAAAGGACGAGCAAAATATAACAGAGCTACAGGTAGTAATTTAAAAGCACCAGTAACAGAAAGTAATCCTACGGGAAAAAGAGCAGCAAGAAGAAAGAGTTTTTGTGCGAGAATGAAAGGAGTAAAAGGCCCAATGAAAGATAGTAAAGGCAGACCTACTAGAAAAGCATTAGCATTAAGGAGATGGAAGTGCTGACATGACTTATTCAATCCCTGGCCCAATACGAACCAACATAGTTTCATCAACTTCCGCAGGTGGTGAAGATAGTCCTTTTACTAGAACCAGAGCAGTTCTAGACATGATGAAGGGTTGGGAAATAATGAAAGCTGTCAGCGAAGGAACTGACTACTTAAGAACAAATAGCGAAGCATTTTTACCCCTAGAACCAAGAGAAGATTATGACGCTTACCTTGCAAGAGTAAATAGAGCAGTATTTAGTCCTTTTACTCAAAGATTAATAAGAGCAGCAGCAGGTCTTGTACTTCGTAAACCAATAACCTTAACAGGTGATCCATACTGGACAGAAATGTTCAAAATGGATGTTGATGGCTGTAAATCAGATTTAGATGAATATGCAAGAAGGATATTAATGTGTTCATTAACTTATGGTCAGAGTCATATTCTTGTTGATTACCCTGCACCTTCTGGTGCATTAAGTCTTGCTGAAGAAAGGCAACAGAACCGTAGACCATACTGGATCGAAGTAGATCCGACAAATCTGTACGGCTGGAGATTAGATAGAGAATCAAATTATGGAAATTTAATACAAGCACGAATAGCAGAAAAAGCTGTTTTACCAAGTGGTCAGTTCGGGGAAAAAGTTTTTGATCAGGTAAGAGTTATAGAACCTGGAAGATATAGAGTATTTCGTAAGAAAGAGCAGTTAGAGGAAATGTACGATGTTTCTGATGGTAGTTCAGCTGGTGAATTTGAAGTAGCCACTACTGACAAAGATTATAAACAGGTAGAGTCAGGTAGTTTTTCTCTAGGTGAAATACCTCTTGTCACTATTTATTCTGGTAAAACAGATAATTTAGTCAGTAAGCCACCTTTATTAGATATTGCATATTTAAATCTTGCACATTTTCAAAGACAAGCTGATTTGATTCATAGTTTGCACGTTGCATCTCAACCGATGCTAGTAATGGAAGGATATGATGATCAGACTAAAGATTTAGCTATCTCTGTTAATTATGCAATGGCAACTCAGCCTGGCAATAAAGTTTACTATGTAGAGCCAGCTAGTAGTGCATTTGAAGCTCAATCTGCTGAGATAAGAGAATTACAAATGCAAATGGCTACTCTTGGTATTAGTACATTGTCTCAACAAAAATTTGTAGCTGAAAGTGCCGATGCAAGAAGATTAGATCGTGTTGATACAAACTCCATGCTTGCAATGGTTTCAATGGAACTAGAGCAAAAATTACAAAAAGCATTTAATTTATCTGCTGATTATGTAGGTATTGAGCCACCAGAAGTAAAGATTAGTAGAGATTTTGATATTGAAAGGTTAATTGGACAGGATATTACAGCATTAACATCATTATTTGATCAGCAAGTAATAGATAGAGATGAATTTAGAGATATTTTGGTACAGGGAGAAGTGTTACCAACAGCGAATGAGGTTAGATCTGAATAAGCTGCTAGAATATTAAATAAGTACTTTAAAACTATGGCTAAATCTTTGGACAAGGTTCTTCAATCTGATGGATCTTATAAATGGGAACTTGTTGAACATAAATCTGAGGTTTCAACAGAGAAGGCTAAAAAACCTGCAAAGAAAGTAACTAAAGTTGAAACTACTTCAAAAACATCTACTGAAAAATAATCTATGGCAATTGAAGAAAAAGTAATTCAGCCTGAGTCCGTGACCAATGCTGAACAGCCCGTGGCTGAAACTGCTTCACAACAAACACAGCCCGAAACTACAGTTGATTCTGTAAAACTACAATATGAAGAGCAGATTAAAACTTTGAAAAAAGAATTAGCTGCTAAAGAAGAAGATCGTTTAGGAGTAAAACGTAAACTAAACGAAGTTTATAAAGAAAAAGATCAACAACGAAGGCAAGAATTAGAAGATCAAGGACAATGGAAAACCTTGTGGGAAGAGGCTAATAAAACAGCACAAGAAAAAGAACAGAAGATAATGAATTTATCTCAACAATTAGAAGAAATGAAAACTTCTAATGAAGTAGCTTCTACTAAAACAACAGCATTAGCAGCTATTAGTAATCTTGGAGCGATAAATGCAGAACAAACTCTGTCATTGTTACAAGGAAAGTTACAAAAAAATGCTGATGGTAAGGTTGTTGTTCTTAATGGTGGAGTTGAACAAGATTTAGGTAACTATCTTACAAGTCTCAAAAACCCTGGTAGTGGTTGGGAACATCATTTCAAACCTAGTAGTGCTGCTGGTATGGGAGCAAAACCAAGTCCAGTCGCAAATGCTGGTACAGGTCAGGCAAACCCCTGGAAAACGGGCAACCTCACTCAACAAATGCTATTATCAGAGCAAGACCCACAGCTTGCAGCCGTGCTCAAGCAAGAGGCTCAAACAAAATAGTTAATTTCCGTGAAATTGACATCCCATGTCCGTGACTAGGGTACTCCGTAAACATTACAAATTCATTCTAAATGGCTGCTCCGTTTCAGAATTATTCTGGCGGTGTCCTATTAGCGGACATCGTTAAGAGAAATAATCTCAGCACATACGTTTCCGAAGCTATTAAAGAGCGTAGTGCATTTATAAAATCTGGTGCTGTTGTGCGTAACGCACTTCTTGACGCATCAGAAGGTGGAACAAGAATACAAGTTC